GTCGAGCGAGCACCACACCCGGTCGGGCATCATGAAGCCGGCCTGGTAGGAATGCATGGCCGCCGTGTACAGGGCCAGCGTCCAACCTTTGATGTCGTTGGTAGCCACGTTGGCGGCCGTGCCCGTCGCCGCCGTCTTGAACGCCGCCGCCACCGCCGTCTCGGTCTGGATGGCGTACACGTTGGCCAGGTCGCGGACGAGGATGTCCCACGCCGAGGGCGACGTCCAGTCGATGTCCTGGCGGGAAATGTCGACGGTGCCGCCGTAGGTGGCCTTGGTGAAGCTGATCGGGGCGATGGTCATTTTCTGTGATGGAAGCTGGGTTTTCTCGCCCGCTTGCACGCCCACCGTGGTGTGCTGGGTGATCTTGGGCCGGGTGAAGGTGGCGCCCGCTATGCCGCCCAACGCCTTGGAACCGCCCAGGCTCGAGATAAGGGGCCGGTTGGCGTCGATGAGGTCGACCACGGCGCCCACGATGGGCGTGGGCAGGATGCCGGTGGTGTCGCTCGATTTCTGGTCGGCCACCACCCGGGTGATGCGGGCGGCGGCGGTGGTGTCGACCACGCCCCGCTCGGTGATGCCCCGGGCTCGCAGCAAGTCGACCAGGAACTCGCCGGCGCTGCGGTAGGCCGGGGCGCGGTCGTTGCCGTCGGCCCGGCGGGGCTCGGCCGGCAGGCGGCCGGGTAGGGGCAGGCTGTCGGAATGGGCGGCGCGCAGGGCCTCGAACTCCTCGAGCGGCTTGATCTGGTTGTCGAGCTCGGCGATGCGCTGGCGGGCCGCCTCCAGGATGGCGCGCTCGGCGTCGACGAGGTCGCGGCCGTCGACCTGGGCCAGGATCGAGTCCATGGTCGAGATCTGTTCGGCCCGTTGGGCCTTGAAACTTTCTAGGACGGCATTGGGCATGGGTCATTACCTCCGCGTTTTAGGGACACTTCGGGGCGCTCGGGTGCAGGACGCCGGCGTGCCTGTGGCGGTGGCCTCCGGGTGAGCTCCTAGAGCTCGGGCCGGGGCCGGGCGTCCGGGCGGGGTCGACCGCGTGCTTCGCTAGCCGGAGCGTAGCCGCTCGAGCTCGTCGCGCCAGCGATCCACGGCCAGGGGGTGGGGCCGGTGCGCCTTGGTGCGCACCATGGACACGCCGGCGTCGGCGTAGGCCGGCGTGGGCGTCATGGACACCTCGAGCAGTCGCGACTCGTAATGGGTGATGCGGTCCATGTGGTCGGCGCCCAGGTTCGGCGCCCAGTCGGCCGCCTCGTCGTAGTCGTAGCGGATCATCTGGAACCCGACCGACAGGCCGGTCAGGTCGCCGGCGTCGGCCGCCACCGCCGCCCGTTGGGCCTCGGGCGTGCCGTTCAGGCGCCATACGCCGTCCATGCCGCCGTCGTCGTGGGACCATTTCTCGGCGTGGCCGACGGGGAAACTGCGGTTGTCGTGGAACAACAACAACGGCGCCCCTTTGCCGGCGCCTTTGGTGGAGCGCTCGAAGGCGCCGTGTTGGAACTGCTCGAGGAACCACCCGTTTACGTCGGTCCAGGTGTCGTAGGGCACGGCCCGGCCCTCGAGGTAGCGGTAGGGGCCGGCGCCGACGGCCTGGACGTCGCGCAGGGCGATGGTGGTTTGGAACAGACGGCGCTCGGGTTCGGTTTGCAATTGGCCTCCTTTTAGATGGCCTCGTCGGGCGCCGGGGCCACCGGAGCCGGCGCCGGCGGCGCGCCTTCGGTCGGGTCGATGGCGGCCAGCGGGGCGCCGAGCAGTATTTGCCACGCCGCCTCGGGGGTCATGATGCCGGCCGAGACCATGGTCGATAGCGATGTGGCCGTGGTGGGCAGGTCTTCGGCCAACAGTTTCGAGCGGTCGAAACGGATGACCTGGCCCCGGGGCAACCACGCTTGCGACCAGACCTGTTCGAAGTCGACGATTACGGGCTCGATCGAGGTACGCAGGATCTGTTGGTACTGCGGGGCCGCCGTCTTGTACGTCATGCCCTGCACGGCGGCGCCGAGCCAATAACTGTCGAGGTTGAACATATTGGCCACGTCGGTCAAGGTCATTTTGCGGGCCTCGATCATCTGGGTGTCCGACGGCGACCACGCCAGGGGGATGACCTGGGTGCCGTTGGGCAGGATGGCCGGTTCACGGGTGGGGCCGCCGAACTTGTCGAGCCAGTTGGCCTTGGCCTCGTCGGCCACGTCCTGGGTGAGCGTCGAGTTAGGGGTGATGATGGCCACCGAGGGCACGGCGCCGGCCGATAACGCCGAGCTCTCGTAACTTTCTTCCATGGCGGCCCGGTCCAATGTGGACAGGTACTCCTCGACCACGCCCACGCCGCGCACGGGGTACCACCTATCGACGCCCCGGGCCACGTGCACGACGTTGTCGATGTCGAGCGGTTGGCCCATGTACGTGTAGAGCACGTCGCCGGGACTGCCGGCCATCCACGAGATGTAGACCCATTGGATCGGCAGGTACATGACGGCCAGCGGGTAGCCGTCGGCGCCCCGCTTGGTGATGTAGGAAACCGTGTTACCGCTCAGCGTGTAGTCCTCGACCGAGCACTGGAGGTAGCGCGACCGGTTCCAGACCAGGCGGGGGTCGGGCGAGTCGAGCAGGGCCGGCCGGGGCAACGGTTGGCCGGCCCGGTAGGCGTCCATGGGCATTTGCTTGACCATGCCGCCGAACAGTTGTATTGCCCGGCCCACGGCGGGGATGTGACGGGCGCTCATAGCGTCGTAAACGAAGGCGCCGGGCATACCGAAACCGGACATCATCGACGGCGGTGGGATGAGGCCACCGAGCCCGGAGCCGTCGGTAGGGCGAGGCAGGACAGGTCGGGCCATGGTGGCCATAGTCACTACCAGGGACAATAACCAAAAGTTGTCCGCATCCCGCGGATCAGTAGATCTTGAACGGTCCCGACGGCGCCCGGTGGTCCCAGGCCCATAGGGCCACGGTGGCCGCCGTGAGGGGCGATAACGAGCCGCTCGACTGACGTCTACCCCACGCCCAGGCGTCGCCCAATGCGCGCCGGGCGGCCGAGCTCGCCGCCGCGTCTAACGCCGGGTGGGCGCGGTAGCGGGCCTTGGGCGGCTCCGCGATCAAGGCCTCGAGCAGGCCGGCGCACGCCGCCGCGTACGGTTTGGCGGCCAGGCCCATGAGCTCGAGGCCGGCGCGCTCGGCCGCGTCGGCCACGTCGATAGCCGGGCCGGCCTGGTCGTAGGCGATGACCGGCGGCCGCCAGCGATCGACCAGCTCGTCCAGGCGCTCGAGGAGCCAGCCCACGCCGGGGCGGTGGTCGGCGACCTCGAGGTGGGCCACGCCGGCGTCGTCGCGCCAGGCGGCCACGATGGCGGCGTCGGAGCGGTCAGTAGCGCAGTCGAAACCGAGCGCCATTTCGCCGGCGCCGGGGAGCTCGGCCGGTTCCTCTCGCGCCGCCCGCCACGCCTCGAGCGGGATGACCCGGGCCGTGGTCGACACCCACCGGTTGCCGTAGGCCCGGGCGAACTCGTCGGGGCCGAGCATCTCCAGGGCGGCGGCCATGGCCTCGGGGCCGATGGTGAGGCCGTAGGCCGGGTGGTAGGTGGGCCAGCTCGAGCGCTCGGTGGGGTCGAGGTCGTCGGGGCACGACCATTCGAAGTAGGCCAAACCGCGCGTTCGCGCGCTACCCACGGCGGCCCGGCCGGCCTCGACCGAACCGAGCCACCACGTCGACGACGCGTCGCCGGCCGTCGACACCTTCCACACCTGGGCGTTGGGCCGGGTGGCTTGCGTCGGGACGATGGCCTGGTCGAGCTGTTGGCCCTTCACGAGGTCGTAGGCCCAGCACTCGTCGACCACCACGAGGTCGGAGACCTTCCCGTGCAAGCCGTCGGGCGTGGGCGGGAACGGCCGCACCAGGCCGGCCGAGCGGCGCCAGCGCACGTGTTCGGACCCGGCGGCGCGGCGCAGTTTCACCTCGTCGCCGAACGGCGTCAGTAGCGGCCAGTGCTCGTTCAGGAGCCAGTCGACGGCGTCCTTGGCCGTTTGCATGGTGAACCAACAACGCGCTCGAGGCACGACGAGCGCCCGGTGCTCGAGCACGGAGCCGAACAGCGTGGTCTTGCCGGACTGGCGGGGCACGGTCACCTCGACCAGTTGGTAGGCGAAGCGGCCGTCGTCGTCGACCTCCAGGCCCACGTCGGCGACCAGTTGTTGCCAGGGCATGAGGGGCTTGCCCAGGGCGGCGGCCAGCTTGCCCACGGCGGGGCCGTAGGTGGCCCGGCTAGGTGTCCGCGGCGTTGCCAGCGCCGGCGCCGGTGGGGCCGAGCTGGGCGAAGAGTTGCTCGAGGGTGTCGGGCGCCTTGGCCTGGCCGGCGACGAGGCCGGCGGCTTGACGGAGCTCGAGGTAACCACGGTTGGCGACGGTTATGAGCTCGGCGTCGCGGGCCGCCTCGGCGATGTCGACGGCGTGGGCTTGGGCGCGCAGGGCGGCGCGCTCGCCGGCGCCGATGTCTGGGCGGTCGGACAGGTCCCGCTCGAGCGCCCGCTCGACTCGGAGACGTTCCAGGGAATGTCGGGGCGTCTCACTCACCGACCTACGCTAAACCGGCCGGATCCTGGAGATCCCGAACAAAAAAAACCAA